TAATCATTATATTTATCATTTATAAGTTTGAAAATATGACAGGAATTATTATTGCGTTTATAACAGGTGTTTTAGGACCTATACTTTTACTTTACATAAAAAGTAAATTAGAAAATAAAAAAGTTAAACCAGACATGGTTAGAGAAACTCTTAGAGTTAGTGAACTTGTTACCCATAAAATTGAAGATATAAAAGATGAATTTAAGCCTGATAGAGTTTGGATCACACAATTTCACAATGGTGGAAATTTTTACCCAACAGGTAAATCAATGGCAAAGTTTTCAATAATGTATGAAACTGTAAATCCTGGTATATCATCAGTACAAAGTAATTTTCATAATATTCCTGTTAATTTATTTTCAAAATCTATTAATCAATTATTAAGTAATGATGTAATTGAAATTTCAGACTATAAAGACGAAACCATTGCAACTTTTGGATTGAAGTATATTGCCGAAGACACAGGATGTAAATCAGGTTATTTATTTGCAATTAAAACAATTGATGATAAGTTTATCGGATGTTTAGGTCTTGATTATACAAAAAGAAAAACTAAACTTGATGAAGATTCAATAAAACATCTTCAGGTTTATGCCACATCTCTTGGCGGAGTGTTAATGACACATTTAGAACAATAATTTTGTAAATTACAATTTAATTCATACCTTTACCGTATGAATATTTTCTTTTTAGATTTTGACACAAAAAAATGCGCACAATATCATTGTGACAAACACGTAGTAAAAATGATTTTGGAAACGGCACAACTTTTATGCAATGTTCATCATGTAACAAATCAAGTAACCAATCAAATCCCATATAAGTTATCTCACAAAAATCACCCATGTGCAATTTGGTCTAGAGAATCCTTATCCAATTATCTTTATTTATGTGATTTTGGTTTGGAGTTATGTAAAGAATACACATATCGTTATGGTAGAAGACATAAGTCTCAGGAGGTAATAGAGTGGTGTTTAACAAACAAACCAAACATTTCCGACAAAGAGTTCACAGAACCACCTAAAGCTATGCCAGATGAATATAAAGTTAATAACGTTATACAATCTTATAGGAACTATTACATAGGAGCAAAAAAAGATTTTGCAAAATGGAAAAATAGAGACATTCCTGAATGGTTTTTAATTTAAGTTGTATTTATTAGCATGAGTAATAATTTTCATAGAAATCACATAAAAGAAAATGATATAATAAAAGAGATCATTTCTAAATATGATGACATATTAAATAACAAAAATATAATTAATGAAGATCTTAATTTAGTTAAACTTAATAGCACTAATTATCCAAATTTAAAATTTGATAGTGATGGAACCCAAAACGATTCTGTTAATAAACCGTTATTAGATGATATAAATGCTGCCGCAAAATCTGTAGGGATTGTTGCAACAATAACCACCGCCAAAACAGGACATAATAGAACAACAAAAGGATCTAACAATGTAAGTAGGCATATGAACGGTACTGGTGTTGATGTTGCAATATTAGACGGTATTGGTTCAGGAAAAGCTTCTAACGCAACAAATGGGTTGGCAAAATTTAGAGAATTAGGGTTTAAATTAAAAGATGCGTTAGTGTCAATGGGATATACATGGAATACCGAGAGTGGTAAAGACAAGGCGGTTTTGTGGCACACAAACATCGGAGGAAATCACTACAACCACTTACATATTTCAAATAGAACTGGACAATCTTCATCACCACCATCTATGGATGATTTTAAAGATAAATTTGGTATACCAATCAAAACAAATACCAACACAACAACTACCGACACAACAAATACCAACACAACAACTAATGATGTAAGTGGTGATACCAAAAATAACAACAGTTTCTTTAATTTATTTGGTGGCGGAGAATTAATGAAGTGGTTGGATATATTTTCTACTAATAAAAAATCTGGAAACGAAAAACAACTGATTAAAAATACTGAAACCATAAAAGACACCAAACTACCATCAGGTGTTTTATCCTCAATAGAAAAGTTAAAAAAATCTCCTTATAATTTAAATATTACACAAGATAATATAGATAAAGAGTTTAAGATGGAAGGAAGTCCAAGTCCTGATAATGGTGGGGTTAATAAAGAGGCTGAGAAAAAAGTTAAAGAATTAATAAAAGATTGTAAATTTGCTTACCCTAATGTAAAATATCCAACTGATATCGCATCAGGTTATAGAAGTTATGACGACCAAGTTTTAAATTTTGGAACAAAGGCTAAAACAAGAGGGGTTGATGATACGCAAAAATCAAATTCTTTACCTGGATTTAGTCAACATCACACAGGAAAAGCTTTTGATATTTTTAGTGTGGAAAATTCGTGGTGGGACGCAAATAAAGATGTTAAGGAATGGGTATCAAAAAATGCGAGCAAATATGGGTTTGAGGTAACATATGTTAACACAGGAAAATTAAGAGTTCCAGAACCTTGGCATTTATACTATATTGGAGGATCTTCAAATTCAACAAGTAACATAACTGAAAACAAAAAAACACATAAAATTAATGAAGAGGTTAATAGAATGAAAGATTTAATGAAAAAAAATCTTTAATAAATTTGACTAATGTTTATATATCTTATATATTTTTAAATATAAAATAAAAAAATTATGGTAGAGGAAATTAAAATTGTTGAAATGTATGTTTATATTGCCAACGGAAAAAAAATGTGGACATCTAATTTAGTATTTGCACAACTAAGAGCACAATACTATGGAACATATGATGTTTATATAGAAAAATATTAAAAAATATTACAAATTACTTGATATAACAAAATAAAGTTATTATCTTTGTAAGACAAATGAGGTAGATAACAGTTCAGACACAAATCTCAAAAAAAAATAAAAAAGATTAGAAAAAATTTGGAAAATTAAAAAAGTATTCTTATCTTTGTAAAACAAATCGGAAACGTCCGATAAAGTTCTTTGAAATTTTAGATATTATCCGTTCAGGATTAGGTTAAGGACCTTCGGGTTTAAGAGTGAAACTGATAAAGATATTGGGCCGTGTATAGTCCATAAAATAAACTACGAAAGTAGGATAAAGTGAATCCACAAGTGTAACGGGTTTGCGTCTTAATAGTCTTCGGAATATTGAGGTCGAGTACACAGGCGAGATACCATAAGATCTTTAGTACCGAGGCCAACGGTGTAGGGAAAGTGATTTTATGATGAGGTGATGTGGGTCATCTTGTTGAGGAGGGAACTCCAATAGGAATAACTCGTAGGGACGTTGCAAGAATCAATATTTCCAATGTTGTTATTGCGGGTTCCAATATCATAGGATACTTAAAACCGAAAGGTATGTTAACGTACGGGTGGTGCCGTTATTAACCTTAACCGACTTCTACCAAGGGGTTAGTTTCGAAGTAGTCTTGAAATATTGAAATGGGGACATTTCACGGAGTTGTTTGGTATTTTGTTATTCAAAAGATAATGAAGCTTAAGACGGACCACAACTTTGATCAATCCACAACACAAAAACTTTTATAGAAAAGGTAAAACTTATAACTAAAAAGCAAAAGTGTTCGTCACGATATAACGGAAGTTACCCACCTATTCACTGGCTGTCAGTGGAACGTGATAACCGCAAGTTTGACCGTATTTTTATGAAAAATCTCTAGGTCGTCGAAGACCGAACCAGGACGCAATCTTGGGGAGACAGGAGTAGTAAGAGAGTAGTTGTATCGTCAAGGGGTGATTGGTCTAACCAATCGGTAATGAGTGTTACGGGACAAAATCCTGTGGATAAGAGTAGAAACAATAATGACTCGAAAGACACTTACAAAAACTGTAATCTCAGGTTTTTATTTTTAACATAAACTTTAAATTTAATTGAAAGCATGCAAAAATTAATTCTATTATCTATCGCTATTTTTACGACAATCACTCTTATGACGGCTTGTGGTGAAAACGGAAATGGAACCACAACTGAAGTTTCGACTGAGGAAGTAACAAACGTATCGGATTCTACTTTAACAACAAGTGAAGTTGTTTCTGACACAACAAAAAAATAATTTTATATTATTTTAAAACGGAACCTACCTTTTGGTGGGTTTTTTTGTGCTCTAAAATATAATATTCATACAACACTAAAATATAATTATAGTGCATAAAAAAACCCCACCTGTGGAGATGATTATTTATTATTTATAATAATCACAAATAGTTTTTAAAAAAACCAACATTTGGTCGTGAGTTAAGTTATTTTTAGCTTGATTACATATTATGGTTATAAATTGTAAATTTCCTTTAACATATCCTTTACTGCTGTCAATCCTGTCTAAAGATGAGGTATTTAAATTATTACCCCCTTCATTTGGATGAACTAACTTAATACCGCTATAAACGCAAATACCTTTTTGTTCGACCCATATATCAAGTAAATCTTGTAAAGTTATATCGTACTCATGTTTTCTTTTTTTAACTCTCCTAAAGTGTTCTCTTAGTCCTGTGTATTTATCACGACTATGGCCTATATATGGAATTAAATATTTTACATTTTCTTTAACATACTTTTTTAGATGTTCGTGATTAGAACTCCCACAACATTTAAGGGAACAATAATTTTTTCTGCCAATTTTTTTGTTTCTTGTTACCTCAGATAAATCCTTATGAAACTCTTTTTCACATTCAGGATTTGAACATACCACCAATTTTTTTTTTCTATCACTCATAGTATTTTATATATAAATATATCCGTCTCCACAAAAACACCCATCTCCACAAAAATATACACAAAAAAACCTCAATATTTCTATTGAGGTCTACGGTGGAGGTGCGGGGTTTCGCGAAATTTCAATAATTTTCATTATTGGTTGGACTATATCATCATCTCATTGAGATGTCGGACGCTCTTGCTGGTTATTAAGTATGTCGCCATACTCCAGTAGTCTCTGCACCTTCTTACTCTGTAAGCTTGGCTCAGGATTACCACCACCATTACGTGCTGAGGTTTCCCTGAGTTCATCCGATTTTTAATCTATTGTCACCAATAGATGGGTCCAAAATCAAACCCCGGTCCATAATATCCTGTCAGATAAGGACTACACGTTTAGGTCAAGGTTTGTCATACCTTCCGAAATATTTGGTTCCTATTTTGACATCGTTACCAATAACTGTGTCGAGTTCACTTTTATT